TTCTACATATTCAGGGTGTGTCTGGATTCTGTGTAAACTCATTGCGTCCCTTACTGTGCTGTGAAGTTTGTTTCATCCACTCCGATATTTGCTGCAATCAACTCTGCTTTCATAGCATCATCAACTGTATGGTTATAACCACCACGATAAATGGCATCATAATTGTTGGCATCTTCATCAACAATATAGCGAACCTGTGACCAGGTTGAACCACTCTTGACAACTGAGATGCCCCGCTTTAACTTATAAAAGTAAAACAGTCTGTGCCCACCTGCAGGACCTTCCTCTACAGTTGGTGGTCTAAACGTCCAATTTGCCATTAGTTCTCCTTAATGAACTTACTGATGAGGCTAGGTTTCCCTAGCCTCACCCGTCAACCAATTAAGCGATTGATGAACCTGATTCAATGCGGAATAGTGCCTCTTCGCGGTAGCGAGCAAAGCCTAGTACGCCGTACCAACCCATTGGGCGGTGACGCATTAACTTGTCAACTACTGGTCCGATAACTACGTGTGGCTCTTCGGCAACTGCCTCAGCCAACGCTTGCTGTCCTGCAAGAATTGTGCGGTACACCTTTGCAGATGAAGCACCGTCTGTAGCGTTGTACAGACGTGGAGACTCTACGAAGTATGCACCTTCGTATGTTCCAATTTCTCCTGCCCAGATACGGTCTTGTGCAGAGCCGTATTGGTTAGGAAGCAACCATCCTGCTGAACCTGTCTCAGCGCGTAGGTCGTGTGAAACTTCTGGGTGGATTCCAGCCCAGTATAGTGAACCCTTGCGTGCTGTTGTCTTGTTCGCACGAAGTTTTGCAACGGCGCGACGGATGTTAGCAGATGAAAGAGTTGCAGCAGCAGTGATTGTTGCTGTTGATGTTGCAGTTGAACCTGAGTAGATTACGTTTGAACCGCCGCGCAATGTTGTCATTGCTACTGCGTCAATTGAATCTGCAAGGTTGAATGCGATGATGTTAGCAATTGCTGGGTCAACATCTGCAAGTGAGAAGAGTTCCAATGCACGTGTTACAAGTACTGAGTTACCGTACTCTGCAAGTGTGATTGTGACAGATGTTGGAGTAGACATTGCTACTGCATCTGGGTCTGTATCTTCTGTTAATGCTGTTGTTGCAGCAGCCAAGTCAACGTAGCGTTGTAGAACAACTGTTGAACCTGGGATTGATTGATTTGTTGGGCGCTTGTCAGCAACTGAGCGAATGAGTGGCTCTGAACGGAGTGCGAACTCCAAGAGACGGTCATAAGCCTTCTGTACTAAACCAGCACCACCAGCGGTTCCGCCGAGAGACGACGAACCTGTTGATACGTATGCGTTAGCCATTTAGGTTATTTCCTTTTTAGTAGTTAGAAACTATGATTGATTATTGTGAGCGAAGGATAGAAAGAATCTCTTCTGCAGAATCTGCACTATTGAGTCTCTGTTCTAAGTTCTCTGCTCTGTCAGGTGTTGTTGCACCTTGCGCGATAGAGTCTTGCTGACGTAATGCAGCACGGTCCATATCACTTACTGCAGGTGCCTCCTGATTCACAGTTAATCCGAATAAGTCTCCATTATCTTCAAGCCAGTTATTCACTGACTCTTCGGTAACTTCGTCTAAGTCTTTCAGGATTAAGCGTTGTGCTTTAGGATTTACACCTTTCTTGTCTAGGACTTCTTTGACGGTACGCTCACGCTGCGACTTGGTTAAACCCTCAAGTTGCTCAGTGAGTTCTTTGATACGTTTCTCATCATTACGTTTGGCTTTTCGTAACTTCTTTACGAGGTCACTGCCATCCATCTGTGTTTCAGATACATCAGTATCTAGGTCGTCTTCGTCTTCATCCCAGTAGTTGTTGCTCATAGCAACCATCCACCCTTCTCTATTAGTTAGTTCGCAAGCCTCAGATTCATTCGGGGAAATGGTCTGGCTCTTACTACCAGTCTGTTACTCTGACGGGGCTGGTCGGTCCGTTCAGGATTCTATTTAGTTAGAAAGCGCCTCGTGATTGTGAGGCTAGACTTCCTTTTGTAGTTCCAGCACTGCCACCAAAGCGTGCCTTCTCTTGTTCTGTTAATGATGTACGTGCACGTTTTGCAGATGCAAGTCCTTGGAATGCTTCTTGTTCAGCCTGAAGTTGGTTGTAATCTTCTCCAGTTGAAATACTTGATAGGAACTCTCCACGTGGAGTAACTTCTGCTACCTGTTGGAAACCTGCACGTGCTTGTTCTTTAGTTACACCAAGAGTTGCTAGTGCTTCTTCTCCCATTTTAATGTTAATACCAGTTAATTTACCAGCAGCATCTACAGTCTTTAGACCTTGCGCTAATGCTGCTCCGCCAATTTCAGCAATTTGAACCTTACGCTGTAGTGCTGGTAGTCCTTCTGCTGGGTCAAGAACTGCACCAACAATGTCAGTCTGGTTAAGCATTGGGTAATAGAGAGCAAGTGCTGCTTTAGTATCAGCATCAGCATTCTTTACACGGTTAACTGCAAGACCCACTCTGTCTGCAACCTCAGTAGCAGATATATCGTTAGTAATGAAAGCATTCATCTTGTCTCTAGTTGCAAGACCTGCAACACCGTATGACTGCAATACCTGTGAGTAAGAACGCTCTGCAGCAAGGTATTCTGCTGGACTTAATACTGACTTACCTGCAGCAAGACGTGCTTTGTTTGCTGGAAATCTTGTTTGGAATGCAACTGATAGAGGGTCTGTGCCCTTTGGGTCCTGCATAATCAACTGAATAGTATCTGATGAGTACCCCTTGACAACGGCATCCGTAATCGCTGCACTCAAATCACCAATTCCGTAAGATGAAAGCAAGGCTGATATAGCAGCAATAGAGTCAACTTGACGCTTCTTTTCATTTGCTGCAGCAACGGCATCTGCTGCTGCTTTATCTGTTGCTGCTCTAGCATCAATCATTGCCTGTACTTGCTCAGGTGTCATCCCGCCAGTATCAGTTCCACCACCTGTATCGGTTCCTCCACCAGTAGTTTTATCACCAGTAGTTTTTTTGCCAGGAAGAACGAATACTTGTCCTGGTCTAATAAGGTTTACGTTGGTAATGTTGTTTGCTTTAGCAATAGCAGCAACAGTTGTTTTTGCCTTTGCAGCAATAGCACTAAGTGTGTCACCCTTTTGTACTGTAGCAGTACCGTTCTTAATGACAGCCATTATCCAACCAATCCAAATGTCTTAGCAATATCACGAGCAACATTGCTTAGAGAGTCTTGAGCATTCTTGGTAAAACGCCACTTAGGGTCTTTACGTAAAGATATTTCATATTCATAAAGATTCATTAAACCCTTTGGGTCTTTTGCTACATTCTGTAAACTTGTTAAGTCAATAGAGTCAGCATCTTCTTCTAGTATGTTTGCACGAGAATTAAGGTATGGCGTCAGTAGTTGCTTAACTGTATACCCAGCATCAATCTGAGCACTTAACGCTGGAAAATATGTCTTAGCAGATAGGTTAACTAGATTAATGTTTTGCTCTAGTTTCTTAGGATTCAAACTTGACTCTAAGGCTGCGTTTAATAAAGACTTTTGGTTAATTGGCAAGCCATTATTTGCATAAGCGTTTCTAAGGGTTGTCAGTGTTGTACCGAATTTACCCTTATTAAGTGATGCTAGAGCCTTAGCGTCTCCTGCTTCGGCGGCAGCAATTACACTTGTTGCATAACTCTTAAGGTATTTATCAAGAATGTTTTGACGCTCTTGAGGCGATACGCCCTGGTAGACAACATTTGTACCAGACTTACCTACTATTGGCTTATTGCTACGTCCACGTTGTAATGATTGAAGTTCTGCCGTGAATTGGGTAATTAAATTCTTAGGAGTCTTAACACCAAATGTTACTTCAAATGCTTCAGTAAATTCTGCTGTAGTTTCACCAACAGTAGATACTGATGAATAAGGAACTGCATCTGGACCAAAAACAAGTGGAGCATTGTTAGGGTCTTCTCCACCTTCTGGCTTATCTGCTTCTGTAGATTGGACACTTTCAGGGTCTTGCCCTTTAGGTGGTTTTTCATTAGGCATTTTTGTGTCTGGATACCAGGCAACTTTTCCGTCGCCGTTCTTATCTTGGTAACTACCTGCCACTTTATTCTCCAATCAATGGTTCAATAACCGAATAATAGAACGTTGTTGCATTATCACTTTTTTGTGCTATGGTAAGCAAAACATCCTTTGTGTCGGACTTGAGATTCTTTTTGAACTCATTTGCTCTATCTGAAGAACCTTGTACTCTGTTAAGTATTGAGTTCATTTTTTCGTATTCTGAAATCAAAGCCCCAAACTGGTTAGCCAGTTCTTTATCAGGTGCTGTTCCTTCTCTCAGAATAAGTTTCATATCATTAACATACTCAATCCGCTGGGCATTACTTTCAGCAGTTGGCGATACCTGCACTCTGAGCAGTGGATATGCTGTAAACAATCCATTCTTTCTGGTTTCAAATTGTGCTCTCCAATAGCGTTTTTCAGATGCGCTTTGAGAAGCATTAATTTTTTCAGTCATATCATCGTTAAGTTTGTAGTAGGCAATTCTTGCCTCTGTAGTTGCAACCTCACGAATAAAGTTCTTCTTACTGTTTTCCGCTTTAGGATTAAGCGGTTGATTTAATATGTATCCCTCTTTCTTCAAGTAGGAATAAGCATTTAAATCAGTTTGACCTGATACTGGTATAAAGAATGAACCAGCCTCAGAGTGTTTTGTAAGAAAATCTTCGTTCTTGTATACAAACTTTTCTGCTTCAATTGTTTTTCTGAAGTTAGCAAGTGTGCCACTCTTGGTGGCAAAGTTAGTATATGCTAATTTTGATGGATACAGTTTAGCAAACATAACTAACGCTTTAGATAAAGCGTCTTTGTCGCCTTCATACTTCTTCATCATCTTTTGGAACTCTGAATCCCAAGTAAAGACTCCAGAATTTATGAGTTCTTTAGGAACATCTATATTTCCAAATGTTTGAATAGAAGCAATTGTACCTTGACCCATTACAAGTTTAACTAAGTCTACGTTTTCTGCTTGTGTTGCGACATTTTGGAAAAAGGGTTCAAGGTCAGATGACTTTGTTGGACCATTTCCAGTAGACACTAATAACTTAATAGCCTTTACAGCCGAAGAAAAGCGTGATGCTGTGCCCTCTGTAGACCCACCAAAAGCGTTGTATACTCTCTTAACGTTTGCTGGTGCAGCCTTTTCCCAGGCTGGAATGTCTGTTGAGTATGCACCAGTAATAAGTTGCTCAAAGTTTATTCCACCTCTTTTGCCAGTTATGTATTCTCCAATGTATGGAAGATTACTAAAGGCATCTAAAGATAAAGAAATAAATGGGTTAGAAAGTCCTGGTTGCCAAGATTCAGGGTCAAGAGATGGGGTAAGCATCTTTACATACCCACCAAAATTAACTGGTGACGGAGTATAATGAGTTACTCCGATTGCAGAAAAGGCGTTAACAATAACTCCATAAAATATATCATCACCTGGATAGGTGAAATACATTTGACCTTTATCATCTTCGTGAATAAAACCACTATCTTCAAATGTCTGATTAAGAATTGCAAGACGAACTAGGGCACGCTTTTCATACTTACCAAGTCTTGCAAGACGACGGTAGAAATCTTCTGTTGCTCTGTAGTATCGTCCCATTGTGCGGAGACTAAAAGCAAGGTTTGTTCTAACATCACCATTATCAACAAAAGATAAGGTTCTATTGCGAGCCAGACCCATCGCTGTCTCGTGTATAGCAAATCTAGCAACCGAATCAGCACCTTCTTCAGTCATACCATTATCCATTAAGGATTTTTTGGTAGACGCTTGTGTGCCTTTTAGTTCTTTACGGAACATAAAATAGTTTGCAAGAGTAATTGGTTCACGGTCAAGTAGGGAAATTTGCTTTCCCATCCAGCCGTAACCTGAATTTATAACTCTGTAGATTATTTCTCCTGCATTTTTTCCAGTAATTGGAACAAGTTCTTTTCCGCTAACAGATTCTGGACGGGCTAGACGTGAATCTAACTTTGTTAAATCGTCAAGTGAAAACGTTTCCATACCACCCTTAGCACGGATAGCATTTACTAGGTCCATATTTATCTGACCAGCAGAGTTTCTCAAAGCAAGCGTAGCATCAAGGTAGATGTGTCCAGCAAGTGCTTCTGCGCCTTGCTCTCCATAGATAGCATAGCGTTTAGCAATCTCATTGCCAGGACCTTCAATGTAGTCAACAAGTTTTTTGATAACAACTTCTTGCTTTTTGCCAACATTCCAAAGAACAATATTTCCAAATTGTCCATTACGCTTGCCAACAGTATTATTTAATTCCAATAACCAGTAAAATACAAATCTATCATTGTTACTTGCAATAGTTCCAATTTGGTCAGTAAATCCTAAACCCTTTAAGGATTCTTGATTTTGAATATTAAGTCTTACTGATGGACCAAAATCACGTAGTGTGTTAGAAATTGTATCAGCGTCGCTGATTGGACGTTCTGCACGGATAACGGAACCATTAATGTCATCCATTACGCTTTTTCCGTTAAACTCTGCAAAATCTCCAGCCCATTCAGAGACTTCTTTTCCAGTTTTGGTTTGCAAAAATCCTGGCTTAAATCTATTTTTAATCATTGCTGTAGCAACTGCTCGTCCACGAAGTACTGGGTCGGTATCCATAGCAAGGATTTCATCTTTAGTGTAATGCTTGTTTGTAATCTTATATAAAGTATCGTAAATAAATCCAAGATTTCTGTCTGTTTTTTCATTACCAAAAACAGTTATCTTTGTTCTTTCCATCTCGGTAGCACGAATTTCACGAGATGCTTCACGACCCTTTAGATACCAAGCGAAGCCTTCGGCTCCACCCATTACTCCATACATTCCAACTTCTTCAACGCTAGAACGTAATCCAAGTCTAGGGTAAAGGTTTAAAAATGACCAGCCGTCAGCAATGGCTTTGCTAGAATGATTATTCGTTGCACGACCAAAAAAGTTTGTAAGAACTCCAGCACGCTGTGCTG